TCGACGTCAGCGACCCGACGGTCGTGAATGTCTCCGAACCCTCGACACCATCGCCAAGTTTCAACAGCAGTTTACGCCCAAGTTTACCCGGCATGATTTAGCCCTTTCTTCCGTTGATCACGTTAGACATCCAGCCGCGCGCGGAATGCCAGTCTGGCGACCTGTGATTTGCCGTCGCTCAGTTCTTCGGTTGTGCTGGTTAGAAAAATCAGCTCGACCAGGACAAAACCCGTGACCGAAACCCGTTCTTCGCCCCGATGCAAAACACCTTTGATTGCCTCTTTCAAACGCCGCGCATGAACCGTGCCGCGCCGGTCGGGGCGGCAATGCGCTTCGATCGTGAAAATCAGTTCATCGCCAACCGTTGCGTCGGTATCCCACGGCGCGCCGTCGAATTTCCCCAGGCGCACATAGGGAAACGTCACGCGCTGGGGCGGCGTGTCATGAACGCGCGCACCCACCTGCGACGCCACCCCGGCATCCGCCTTTAGCGCCGCGATCAGGCCCTTTTGCAGTGCGGATTCCGGCCCGTCAGCCACGGCCCGCCGCCTCTTTTATCGCCATGCGCATCGCGCGCTTGACGCGGTTTTTGTTTTTCTTCGCCAGATATTCGCGCGTGCGGTGAACGTGATGCGAACCCGGCGTTGTGCCATGATCGCCCGCCTTTCGTCCATGTTCGATTGAATAGGCGCGATCCTTGTCCGCACGATCGGCACCCGGATCGATAACCTCGACAATCCCGGTCATGCCATCGTCGCGGAATTCCGCATGAATTTCCTGTTTTGTCCGTCCGGTTTTCTCGGGCGCCAAGACCCTTGCAACGCGGACACCTTCATTCGTACCCGCCGCGATCGCCTTGACGATGTGTTTGCGCGCGTCGCCCTTTAGCGACGACAATTGCCGCCGCAGTTTTTTGCCACCCTCAACCCTCATACCGCGACCCCGGCTTCGATTCTGAATTCCAGAACGTCGCGCTTGCGACCTATCTGCGCGGGTCCGCTCTGAATGTCCCACGTCACGCCGCGCAGAACGACACGGTCGCCCCCCGTCACGCCGCGCATGATGGCCGAACTGCGCACGCGCAGCGTCGCCATTCGCGTATCCTCTGGCCGTCCTGATGCCAGTCTTTCCTTGCCGGGCACCTCGCGCACATCCGCGAAAACCGTGGCCAGATCGACCCACGGATCGGCGGCGTTTCCATAGTCGTCGTCAGCATCATCAGGCAAACGCTGAAACGTCGCCCGGTCACGAAAAAACCCAACTCTGGCCATCAGACCAGCACGCGCCAGCGGGCCAAAAGCGCGTCAACGCCCCTCGGCAGTTTTGTTGCGCTCGATCCGACAACCACACTTTCCGGTGTTTCAAACCAGTTTGCGGCCAGCATCTTGATCGCAACCTTGATCGGCGATGGCACCGCATCAGCGTCGCCAAAACCTGCAGTTATTGTCAGGCGCACCGGAAACTCCACGTTATCCAGCGCAGGCAACACGGCACCGCTAACCCAACATAGTTCGGTCTTTGCGCCAGGCTGATTGATCAGTTCGTAATTTTCTGCAGTCAACGTCTGTTCCACGCCACCGGCGTCGAAATAGGTGACAAGAACCCCGGTCACAGGTTCGATCGGCAACCCCAGCGAAGTCGGCCATTCTGTCAGTTCAAGCAACCAGGTCTGCGTCAGGATGGCCCGGCCTAGAATTCCGTCCGGGCCATCCAGATAATTCGTCGCCGCGTCGACAAGTTCCGTGATCGTCGCATCATGTTCGTCACTATCGACCCGACAAAACAACTTTGCCGCCTCCAACGTGACAGGAACGCCAGACGGCGCGACGGAACGCGTCAATCGCATGCTCAGACTTTCTTTTTCGTCTTCGACGGCTTCGCCGCAGGCGCGGTGCCCTCAGCAGGCGCGGTGCCCTTCGCAGGCGCAGTGCCCGCCGCAGGTGCGGTGCCCGCCGCAGGCGCGGTGCCCGCCGCTGCGGGGTCAATCAGCACATCAGGCGTTGCCGGGTCTGTGGTCAGCGGCGTGTCAGGGTCGATTGCGATGCCGCTGTCGATCAGGCTTGCCGCCAATTCATCATCAAACCCGGCAACCTCGCCCCGCTGATACATCAGGTAAGAGCGGCAGAACTTTACCGCCCTCACACCGGCACCCGATCAGTTCCACCAAACACAAAGACCGACGACAATGCCGCCGTGTCGGTGCCCGATGCGCTCAGATCCGGCGTGAACTTGGCGCGCAAATAGCGGCCCGCGCCCATCAGCCCGACGTCAACTTCGACGGTTCCCGTCACGGTCCCCCCGCCGGTCGGTCCGGTTGCGACAACGGCGCTCGCCGATGTTTTCAGGTCCGTTGCGTCAGACAAATCGGATGCGTCCCCGGATTCGATCACGCTGGCAATCGACAGTGTTTCGCCTTCCTGCAGCGTCGCGGAATACGAAATTGCCAGCACCCCAGATTGCGGATAACCATTCGCGCCGCGATCCAGAATTGCGCCGATGACTTCGGTTGCATCGCCCGACCCCGCTGCGGTCGCCGCCACATTTGCGGAACCGCGCATCACGGCGATCAATGCCCCGATATTGCGTATTGTAGTGGTCATGTCATTTGCTCCTTGATCTGACCTCAAAATAGATGCCGGGCCAAACGGCCCGTCATTTCATGTGGTATTGTCTGTCAGGCTTAGATGCCCGGTGCCCAGGTCACGCCGGTCAGGATCGAAACCGCCGCAAGGTGCCGCAGGCCGATGTCATGCTGCATGATCATGCGCATAAGCGTTTCGTCGCGCGAAAACGCCGCCTGCATATTACCGTCGGCATCCTTGTATGCCGCCTCGGTCGACATCGCGACCTGGATCCCCATATGTTCACCGACAATGACATGACTCGGATGCACCAGCATGATTTCGCTTTCGTCGCCGCCTGCACCCAGGTTGGACGGAATTTCCGTCGTGATATGAACCGGCTTCATGCGCAACTGGCCATTGGCGACCTCGGGATAGACCTTGTTGCCATTGCCGTCGCGCAGGTTGGTCAGGAACATCGCAACCGTCGGCGACATGACCCAATGCGCACCCGTAAACGGGACATTGGCGTTTGCCAGCGCCAGTTCCATGCGACCCAGATCATTGTCCACCTTCTGCAATGTCGGTGCCGCCGTCATTGTCAGAACATGTGTCGCGGCGTTGGGCGTTCCGACATGCTGAAACCGCAAACCCTTCGGCGCGGATTCCACACCGGAACCGCGCAAGAAATGGCGATCCTGAATCAGCGACGCGTCTTCGACCGCATCGTCCCGGATCATCCGATCAACCGCCGTCGAACTGGTGCGCAAAAGATCGTTCGACACAGGAATGATGCCCGACAGTTTCTTGGCCGACAACCGCACCTGCCCATAGGAATACCCGGTCGCGCCCGCATCCTCCTGTTCGCCACCATAGCTGAACGTAGCACCGGTCGCGCGGCGGTTCTGTGTCATGTTGCCGTTGGGCATGGGCACAATCCGTGGCCCCATTGCCGTTACCACCGACGCCGGGCGCAGCAATTCGATGACTTCTGTGGAGACATCCTCGGGCACCAGGAACCCGCCCGCCGCACCATCCGTCATGTTCTGGTTGGCAAACAAACCGCTGTCGCCGTTCGCCTCGGCAATCTGATGCGCAACGTGAACGTTACCACCCGCCGCCGCGATCGTGCGCACCATCCGCGCAAATGTCAGGCCCTTTTCGCCCGCAACCGCCGGAACGGTTTCAGCTTCGGAACCGGCCTGCGGTGCGGTGACACCGGGCAACGCTGCAACCGGCGCGGCCAGTTCAGCGCGTCGCACCTCGATGTTTGTCAGGCGTTCCAACTCGGCGCGCGCCTTGTCATCGCTGGCAACCAGATCGGCATGTTGTGCAATCTGTTCGTCGGTCCAGTCGTCGCCGTCTGCCACGGCAGCGACAATGGCTTCCATCGCGTCGATGTAGCCCGCGCGCAGGGCGCGCAATTCAAGAATTCGATCCATCACTAGACCCCTTCTGCGGACAATCGCCGCGTTTTGATGTCGGCCATCGCACGCGCACTGCGACCAGCCCCATGTTGCCGGGTGCGCCCGGTATCTTCCTGCCCCAAGAGACCATTCAGCGTGCCCAGCCTATCGGCCATGCCAGCCGCCACAGCACGTTCGCCCGCCAGCATCGCGCCCTTGCCAAAATCGGCCCGAACCTTCGCCGCGCTGACGCCGCGACCAGCGGCGACATCGTCAATAAAAACAGCCTCGACCGCGTCGATATCCTGCTGAATCGTCGCGCGACCCTCTTCGGTCATCGGATCCGGGCGCTTGTTCGGCGCGGAACTGCTGACCACTTCGTGCCGACGTCGTCCGCTCTGATCCGGCGTTTCCTGCACCGACAGAGTTGCAACCACCCCAATCGAACCGACAGCCCCGGCCCGATCGATGATGATTTCGCTGGCCTGCGACGCCAGCCAATAAGCCGCTGACGCGGCATTTCCGGTCACGAATGCAACAATGGGCTTTGTCGACGCGCGCAGCGTTTCCGCCCCCTCGGACAAACCCGACACGACGCCGCCCGGACTGTCGACCAGCATCACGATCCGCGACACGTTGGCAGCCGCCTGCGCGGTTCGTATGTCGCGCATAAACGCATCAAGCGATGTGCCGTCGGTCGATGCGTTCACAAGCGACGCGCGCGGGTAGATTGTGCCAATCAGAGGCACAACCGCCGTATCGCCCCGAACAGTGCTCATGACGGAACCTTCCAGCCGGGTTCCGACAGATGCCACCGCTGACAAGCTGGATGCGACGCTTTCGATATGCCCATCCCTGCCGATCCGGTCCAGAATGTCCGCATCCAGCGCACGCAAAGCGATCGCTTCGATTGCGTCCAGATAATCGGGTAAAATCGCCCACGGCTGCGCGCGAATTGCGGCGACAAGTGCGGTCAGTTCCTGTTTCACTGTTCTGGTTCTCCACTGTTCGATGTGTCACCTTGCGCCGCAGCTGGCTGACCTGCGACAGACATGTTCGCCGGTCGCCAATAGTCCGCCCCAGCACCGCCAGGAATGTTGGACATGTTTTCAAATTCGCGAATTTCGTTACCGTTCACAGCGCCCATTTGACGCTGCAGCCAATACGCCTCCATCCGGCTTTTGATATCAGCCTTAACAAGCGCATCCGTCTTGTGCTCAAAGTAGAATCCCGCGCGCGCAAATGCCTTTGTCGCGGCTTGCGCAACACGGGCATAGTGCGGCCCCAGATGATACGTCACCAGATCCTGCGACTGCTGTTCGATGTTCGAAAACGTTGCCTTGCCAAGATCGAAAATCAGATGCGGCGGAACACCCCAGATCCGCGCCAGGTCAGCAACCTGAAACTCGCGCGTTTCGATAAACTGACTCGCGCGCATGTCATGCGACAGGAATTCTGCCTTCAACCCCTGTTCCAGCACCGCAACCATATCGGAGTCCGGGCCACTGTAACGCGCCTGCCAGTCACTTCGCATTCTGTCTCTGGTGGCGGGTCCGACTTCTTGTTCAGTCGTCAGTACGGTCGACGGTCGGCCACCCTTGTTCCAAAACCGCGCAGCGTGATCCGACGTCGCAATCGCGCCCCCCAGCGCATCCCGCATATAGCGCACCGGGTTCAATCCCTTCATCCCATCGCGCGAAAAACCGGCGACGTGAAACACCTCGCGCGCGGAAAACCGTTCCCTGCTACCATCCGGCAAGGTTGCATCATAGAAAAGCATCGTGCCCGTCGCGCGTTCAAAATGCTGCGCGATCGTAACGCAACCAGGCATCAACCGGGTCACGGCGACAGGTTCGCCGCGAAAATCTCGGCTGACATATCCACAGAATTCGCCCGCCAACAGGATGTCAGACATCAGCAATTCAAAGAAATTGAACGCTGTTTGATGGCTGTTTGGCCCGCTGCGAAACATAATAGAAATCGGCTCATCTTCTGCCGCGATGCGCCCGCCTTCGGTCTTTTGGTAGAGGTGCAGCGGCGTCATCGCGAACACACCGGTCAGGATGCGCAGTGCCTGCAGCGTCGCCGGGATGCTCAACGCCGTTTGCTCTGTCACAGCGACGCCGGATTTCGACACACCGCCCGCAACCTGAAACCCGTTCCAC